AAGCTACAGACTGCTGTGACGGAAGATAAACCGAAAGGTAAACGAGCAGCACGAAGAAAGTCTTATTGTGCTCGCTCTGAGGGTCAGATGAAAAAATTCCCTAAAGCGGCTAGAAACCCTAATTCTAGGTTGCGGCAGGCGCGGAGACGGTGGAAATGTTAGTATGGCTTACTTACAGAGTAACATTCCGTACTTTAAGTGTTGGGTACGGAAAGAATATACACACAACCATGAGAAGTATCATGGCGAGTTTATTCATGCGATGGCGATTGCTGTCACAACAATGCCGACAAGGTGTTTAAGTTTTCAGTTAATTTTTACTGGAGCAGAGACCTATGACGACAAAAAGAAATCGAATGTACATGGAGGGGCCATGTGGGCGCGTATGCCAATTACCGCCTTGGTCGGAGATACCCCTTTTGAAGAATGGCCTGAAGCGATGCCGGTATGGGCTGCACAGCCTTGGGATTGTAGTTCAAGAGACCATTCGGTATACGTGTTGGATAGGGCAACGCCTTGTCCTTGGTTGGCAAAGATAGATAGTGAGTTTTATCCAGCTAAATATATGTTTACAGTAGATTATACAAATAACGAGATAGCTGACGATCCTGCTCAACATAAGCAGAGCCATGTGCTTGAGCTTTTAGATGCAGGAGAGTGGACAGGTAATATCGTTGCTTTACCGAATAATCGAGTAAGGGTAACTCATCCAGCTTGGTTTGAAACAGGAGAAGGTGCGCCAGACTTTAAACCGTCTCAGCACGTTCATTACAGTAAATCAGATTTAGACTATACACTTGATGTAAATCAGGTGTTTAATAACCTATACGCGGAGTAAGAATATGAGTAACCCAAGGACAAATAGAACAAGGTCAACAGCTAAACCTACTCCTTCTCGTGGGACAATGGCGAGAAGTAGAAACAGAAAACAGGAAGAACGTGATTCTATAATAGAAGAAATGAAGAAAGCCAAAAAAAGGCTTGTCAAAAAACCAGTGACGACAGGGGGTAAAAATCCCCGAAGTCTAAATTATCAAACAGGGCCATCTGCATCTAAAAGGGTTACACCCGAAGGTGGTCGTGCTGGGTTTATGGCAGGTATGACCGGCGGGCAAGATAAGAAAAAAACACCTACTAAATCCCGTATGCAGAAAGACCAAGATATGATTTCTGGGATTGGCGCACGAGCAGCGGCGGACAATAAAAAAACACCTACGACAAAAAGACCTCCTATAGACTTTAGAGGGGCGTTTGGGAATAACAAAACTGCTACTACAGATAAACCAAAAAGAAGTTTTATGTCTTCTGGTGCAAGAAGCACTACCACAGGAACAAAAACTGTAGACAACAAGGTTAACTATTCTGAAGCTACGAAACCTAAAAAGAGAGCTACAACAAGAGTAAACAACAAAGTTAACTATTCTGAAGCTACGAAACCTCAAAAGGAAACCAAAAAGTCTGCTATGCCCAGTGACTTTTCTCGTGTGTTACCAAAAGATTCTGAAGACCTAATAAAAGATAAAAAGGTCGATAGCAAGAAAGACACAGACAAAAAGAAAACCACAAACAAAAAAGCCGAACCAAAGAAGAAGTCTTTTCGTGAAAGGCGGCTTGATAGGATGGGTGAACGCCTTGCATCAGCTAAAAGCGAAGGTAGAAAAAGAAGAATAAAGAGAAGAATGGAGCGTGTTAAAGGCCGTATGGCTGACGACGAGAAGAAGCCTAAAGGGATGATGGGCGGCGGTATGATGAAATCAAAAATGTCTTCTAAAGGCGGAACCACGGGTGGAAAGATGGCTCGTGGAATGAAAACCGGCGGTATGAAGACCAAAGGCTCTATGGCTGGCGGTAAGATGAAGACTAAAGGTTATTCTGCTGGAGGCGTGAAAAAAGCTAAAGCGAAGAAGCTACGCGGTGCAGGTATTGAACGTAGAGGCTATAGACCCGCAAAAATGAGGTAAGCGTTGTGGCAAAAAGTAAAGAAGACGAAGAAGAGTATTCCTATCCGCATGGGGACTTTGAGCGGCTGTTACCTGCTTTTTCGGCGTTAAGAGACGTTGTTCCTTCTAACTATAAAGAACATGGTTTTAGAGGCGTAATACCGGGGTTAAAACCTAAAAAGAATGAAACTAAAGAACAGTTTCTTAGAAGAGTGAAAGCCTACCGGAATAAGCGTATAAAAGCTGAAGAAGAAGCTGATAGTTCAAGAGAAAGAAGAAATGAGTTTTTAAAAGAAAACCCAAGCTTGTCTCTGCGTGATGTGCAGGGGGTTAGGTTTAAAAAAGGCGGTATAAAGGGTAAAAGCAAAAAACCCAAAGTTCGTGGCGCAGGTATTGCCCAACGTGGTGTACGACCTGCTAAGATGTATTAATGCGTAGTTATTACAGAACTGGTGGACAGGTTAAGCGTAGAAAAGCCAGCAAACCTAAGTCAGGGGGTAAAATCTGCCCTGAAGGAAAGGCTTGGGCTAAAAGGACTTTTGATACGTACCCTTCTGCTTACGCAAATATGGCAGCGTCTAAGTACTGTAAAGACCCCAATTATGCAAAAGGGTCTAAAGGTAGTAAGACGAAAAAAGGTGGTAGAAGAAGGATAACTAAAACGGGTAGAGTGTAATGGCCCAGTTAAAAGAATGGCGAGATCAGAAATGGGTTCGTATAGGTAGAGATGGATCTATACTAGGAGAGTGTGGTACGTCTCCAGATAAAAAGAATCCAGATAGATGTCTACCATTAGCTAAAGCTAACTCTTTGAGTAAAGCAGAACGCGCAGCAACTGCTGGTAGAAAGAAAAGAGAAGGGGCTAAAGGACAAACAGTAGTATCGAATACTAAAAAGGCAAAGGTACGAACTGCGTACAACGGTGGTTTACAGGAAGTACGTGAAAACCATAGAGGTTGTGGCGTGGTTATGCCTGAACGTAGAAAGAAAACTCTATATGTTTAATGGAGAACAATATGGATAAATTTGAAGTTTACCAAAATGGTAATTTTGTAGACGGTACACCTGTCTTTCAGATCGGTGTTAAGCAGGAAGATGGTTCTTACGCCATTGTAGATGCTGACTTAATGAGCGAAGAAGAGGCAAAAGCTAGATTGAAAGAGCTACAGCCACCTAAAAAAGCAGCCGCTAAGAAAGAGCCTGCTAAGAAAGCACCCGCTAAGAAAGCAGCTAAGAAGTAGATGGCTACCTCTGGTACAACTGCATTTAACCCCGATTTTACCGAAATAGCGGAAGAAGCGTGGGAACGTGCTGGGCGTGAAATGCGTTCAGGTTATGACTTACGAACTGCTCGTAGGTCTATGAATTTATTGACTATTGAATGGCAAAATAGAGGGATAAATTTATGGACTATAGAAGAAGGTTCAGTCACGTTAACTGAAGGTACGTCTGAATATGATCTACCTACTGATACGGTAGACTTGCTAGAGCACACTATTCGTACAGACTCAGGAAATGCTACTACACAGCAAGATCTTACAATAAGCCGTATTAGTGTAAGCACTTATGCGTCTATCCCTAATAAGTTATCAGAAGGCAGGCCCATACAGGTTTATGTAGAACGCCTTCGTACAACTCCTAAAATTAATGTTTGGCCTGTACCTGATAAAAGTGGGTATGTGTTTTATTATTGGCGTATGCGACGGATAGAGGACGCAGGTAATGGTGTAGAAACCGCAGACATGAACTTTCGATTTTTACCTTGTCTGATGGCAGGGTTAGCTTATTACATCTCACAAAAAGACCCTGAGTTGATGCCGCGTGTCCCCATGCTAAAAGAAATCTATGAAGAACAGTTTGCACTGGCAGCAGGAGAAGATAGAGAAAAAACTTCTGCTAGATTTGTTCCTCGTATTGGGTATGTTTAGTTATGGCGAACCGTTTTGCATCAGCCCGAAAAGCATTAGGGATTTGTGATGTTTGCGGATTCCAATACAAGTTAAGAGAGCTTAAAGACTTAATTGAGAAGGGTAGAAATACACATATAAAAGCGTGTCCTGAATGTTGGAACCCAGACCAACCACAGTTAAGATTAGGTGATTTTCCTGTTAATGATCCGCAAGCAATACGAGATCCACGTTCAGATAGTGCAGAGTTAACAGAAAGTAGAGATACTCAATGGGGGTGGAATCCAGTGGGTGTAGGACGAGATCCATTTGACCTTACTCCTAATGATTTAATAGGAACAGGTGAAGTAGGAACAGTAACAGTAACGACTTCGTAGGAGCATAGAATGAATGTATTTGATATGGAAGAAGTAAAGGTTCATAAAGATAAAGGTGTACAACCTGTTAAAGGAGCACCTAAGACTGATATGAGCGGTGTAAAAACTTCTGGCATTAAGATGCGTGGCGCAGGTGCTGCAACTAAAGGCACAATGGTACGTGGTACGCTTGCATGAGTATGACCTATGCCCAGTTGACGGCTAACATAGAAGACATTTGTGAGACTTCATTCACAAGTGACCAGCTTGCTATGTTTACTCAACAGGCTGAACAGGCTATCTATAATACCGTACAACTTCCCTCGCTTCGTAAAAATGTGACGGGGGCTTTGACTTCTGGTAATAAGTACTTATCAGTACCTTCTGATTTTCTTTATACCTATAGTTTAGCTGTTACTAATGCTAGTGGAGTGTTTACCTATCTTTTAAACAAAGATGTTAACTTTATTAGGGAAGCGTATCCTAATCCTGCAACTACAGGGTTACCTAAACACTACGCTATATTTGATGATTCGGCTTTTATTTTAGGGCCAACGCCAGATAGCGGGTACACAATGGAGCTGCATTATGGGTATTATCCAGAATCTATTGTTACAGCAAGTACGTTACCTTGGTTAAGTGAGAACTTTGATTCTGCTTTGTTGAATAAAGCACTAACAGAAGCCATACGGTTTATGAAAGGTGAACCTGATTTGGTACAGCTTTATACTAATATGTATTTAGAATCTATAGCTTTATTAAAGAATCTTGGTGACGGTAAATTACAGCAAGATACTTATCGTGTTGGACAAGCTAGTGTCCCTGTATCATAAAGGAACAATATGTTTAGAATGGCTGTTGAATCAAATATAGGAGATGTTGTCGTCAAAACAACAGAACGTAGAGG